TTTATTAGTGTCCATTTTTAGACCAGTCCGAGCGAATTCAGCGGGTTGAATGTCAAACAGTCATTCAAGTGGTCAGGTGCAAGGTGTGCATATTTTAGGGTCATTTTGATGTCTGAATGACCTAGTATTTTTTGCAATGTCAGGATATTACCACCATTTATAATAAAATGACTGGCAAAGGTGTGGCGTAGTACGTGCGTTTTTTGGCCTTTTGGTAATTTGATGGCTGTTTTATCTAGCGCGGCATAAAAGTGTTTTGCACTGGGTTCGAAGAGTTGGCCGCTTTTGGCGTGTCCGGCGAGTCGTTGGGCGAGTTGTGGGCTTATCGGTATGGTTCTGTTTTTGCCGCTTTTGGTTTCTGTAAAAGTAACCTTCTGGTTTTTGGTTTTGCCTGTTGTTAGGGTTTCGGCTTCCCCCCAACGGGCGCCCGTTTCCAAACAAATGCGGGCGATTAGTTCGGCGTGTGGGTAGGGTTTTAGCGCGTCCAGTAGTTCGATTATCTGGCCGCTTTCTAGGTAGTGCATTTCCTTTTCTTTTTCTTTGATTTTAGACAACGATGTTAGCGGGCTCGCGTAGTCGATGACGTTTATTTTTTGCAGTTGGTTGTAGACCGCATTGATAAAGGTCATTTCTGTGTTGATTGTTTTTATAGCGCGCCCTTGCTCTGTGCGTTCAGCTCTGTACGCGCTGTATTTTGCTGGCGTGAGTTCGCGGGCGATTGGGTCGCCTAGTGCGTCGGCGGTATTTTGTAATTTGCTTAGCCGCTTGGTGTTGTACGTTAGATTTTGGCCGTGGTGTTTGTACCATAGGTTTATTAGATCAGATAACCGGCGAGCGTCTTTTTGTCTTGGTTCCCACGGTTTGCCGTCCGTGATTAATTGCGCTTCAACAAACTTTTGGTATCGATCAGCCTCGGCTTTGGTCCGGCATGTTTTGCGGTATCGTTTGCCGTTGGCGCCGCCAGCGCGGAAATCAACTTTCCAGCCTTCGCTTGTTTGTTTGATGCTCATGGTCTTCCCCGGTAAAAAGCGTGAAAATCTTCCTGAGTGATAGAGTACGAAAAAAGCCAGGCGATACGCCTAAACCATTTTCCGTCCGAACCAAACAACACGCCCAATAATTTTAAGGCGCTCCAGGTCATGCTTAGATATTTCGATGCTCATGTGATTTTTGTTGTCGCTGGTTACGGCGATACGGCCATCGAGCAATTTTTGCACTCGCTTAACAAACAGCTCGCCTTCGTAATTAATCACGTAGATACCGCCATCGCTTCCTATCACATTTGATTCACGGTCAATTAGAAGAGAGTCCCCGCTTGTTATTGATGGTTCCATGCTGTCACCACGTGCATAGATGCCTATTAGGTCTTTGCTGACGATGCCTTCCCGCGCTAACCATTCGCGGCTCAATGTTAGGTGCTGTTCGATTGGTTCGGCTTCAACGAGCGAGCCACCGCCCGCGCTGGCTTGTATTGCATAGTGCGGAACGGGCAATAGTTTTGATGTGTCCGAGCCTATGTATTTGTCCCCCGTTCCGTTGAGTAACCATTCAAGGGAAACGCCAAACTCTAGCGCTGTATTGCACACCTCTCTATATGGGATTGCGTTCTTTTCTTTCCAGTTATGAAGGGTGCTGTAACTGATGCCAAGCGACTCAGAGAGAAGTTTGTTGTTACCGACTTTGTGAATATTTCGAAGCCTTTCCAGAACATCATGAGAATCTTTCATTTTAAAAGCCTGCTAATTTATTATTTGGTATTTACATATCCACTAAAAGGAAATAACCTCTCAGCTTATTCCTTAAAAGGTATTAAAAACGCTTATTAGGGTATTAAAAGTGCTTAATTTGGAGTGTAGAACAATGAATGCAGAATTAAAAGCGCATGAAAGTGTGCCATTCGTGCAAATCGCGCAAGCCTTGCCGCCGTACATGAAGGCCGAGAAATGGGCGGGAATCATCGGCAAAACAGTACGAGCCGTGAAAGAAGACTTGAGAACGGGCGCTATTGCTCGTTACCAACCGGTAAAAGGCGGCTTGGTTTACGTGAACGTAATCAAGGAAATGAAGAAAGCAGAACAAGCAGCGGATTATTAATTATGAATATTTATGACGTGTATTTCGGTGGTGTGTTTGTCGTTTGTTTAATTCTCGTCGGCTTCGCGGCTGAATTGTAGAGGTGGTTATGTTGACTAGCGGAAAAACCAAGGTTGTTTTTGAAGATTCGGCAACGGTTATTGAATCGTCTTGTGTTGATTGCGGTTGGACGGGTAGCGAGTCGGAGCATCATTTTTTAGACGGCTGGCATGTTTGCCCTGAATGTCACCAAGCGGAATTTTTAGTAAGTGGCGATGAACTGGACGAAATGAACGAAAGCGAGGTGGTGTGATGGGTGCATCAAGTAGCGCATCGTATACCACTAAAGGTGAATCTAGTTACTCACTGGGACTCGGTGAGGTAGATGGTCACATTAAGATTGTTTGCACCGATAAGCGCAATGTGAATATGACAAGAAAAACGGTTTCAGCAAAACAATATTTTCGAAATGGCGAGGTTATCCGATTAATTCAAACAGATAGAGGAATCGAAACGGGGCGATGGGCATTGGTTGTTATTACCAGTGTTAAAACATTGGGCGGCTTCGTTTATGGGTTTGAAGAGGTATGACCGCTCTAGAAGATGTCGCATATCAATTAAAACAATCGCAAACGCCCGAAGACTTCCGCAAGTTATGGGCTTCTTTTTTGGAGTTAAAAACCGTGGTAAATGCAGAGAACGAAGACCGATTTTTTAAGATGCTCGAAGTAGCACCGGAGCTAAAACAATACTGGGATATTTCGGAGCGCATGCCAAAAATGAAATCCATCCAAGCGTCATTATTTAAGAAGGGCAAGGAAGACGGTCTTTTGTTGCGCTTTTTTGGTTCTGTTTGGTTCGGTAATTCAGACATGTTCGACTTTGATTTTATCCATGCTGTTAAGCACATGAGCGAGCGCGATATAAAAATCGTCCGTAAATGGCTTGTTTCACCATTCTTTTGTTAGTTGATTAATATGATGAAGATTGAAAGCACACCAACGCCGCAATGCTTAAAGTGGCGTTCTGATTTGTTAAACGGTGTAAGCCCTCAAGACGTGGACTTTTACCGTTCGCGTCTTGACGAGTTAGACCGTACCAAGGGTTATGTCGTTGCAAATGGCTGGCTACGTGATTCTGATAAGCGCATCGAAATGGATAAAATCCTTTCACGCCTTGGCTCTATGAAGTTGTGCGTGGGTCAGGAAGCTAAGCGACTATCAAAGAAAAACATCAACACCGCTTTAGATTACGTTCAAGGCGCCGCGAGTCGGTTGTATTACTGCGAAGAGTGGATAATGGACCTAAATGGCGACAAGTTGAACGATTGGGCGCAAGAGAAAAGCCGACGTTTTGAAATGTCGTCTAAAGGTAAGTTGGTTCGTCTTCATGCTGAGTTTTTCGAGTTCGTTAAGGCTCAAGCCACGCTTGCGGGTGCTCTCTTTAATTGTTGGGGCGACTTGGACAAAGTGGAGGCGTTAATTCTGCGTATGTTCACACCGGAATGGTGGAAGCGACAAGCTAAAAAGCAGTATAGAAATATTGAAAATATACGCCGTGAGTGTGGGCAAGTTTGTTACGACGAATCGGCTTATGTTTCTCGTTGGGGTATTCAAAGACACCGCAAACAGAGACAGGCTAACCGCGCTTATCTGGAGAGTATGGAGGCGGTAAATCAATATGAGCAGACGTTCACACTGGCGCAATTGTCCGAGAAAAGCACGTCAAACCCGCTCCACTGCAAAGCCGAATTGATGACACGCATTAAGGGTTGTCAATTTTTCGCTGTGGAACATGGTCACGAATGTTGGTTTATCACGTTAACGTGTCCGTCTAAATATCACGCTATTCATAAAGAAACAGGCTGGCGCAATGGAAAGTTTGAAGCGTTCGGACGCCCTACCCCACGCGATGCACAAAACCACTTAAAAGACGTATGGGAAGCGTTCGGCAAGGCTTGCAGTAATAAAGGCATTCATTATTACGGATTGAGAACTGTCGAGCCGCACCACGACGGCACACCACATTGGCACCTGATTTTATTTGTTAATCCAGAGCAAAGCGGCGCCATGCTGACCGAGTTTAGAAAACACGCCTATAAAGTGGACGGCGAAGAAGCGGGGGCAGAATTACGACGGTTCGACGCTCGCAAGATAGACCCTTCAAAAGGCGGCGCGGCGGCTTATACAGCGAAGTACGTCGCGAAAAATATAGATGGCGTCAATGTAGATGGTGAGTGTATCGGCATAGACGACGAAACAGACTTAGATTTTATTCAATCCGCTGAACGTGTGCAGGCTTGGAAAAGTCGCCACGGCATTAGGCAGTTTCAGTTTGTCGGCTCTGTCTCTATTACTGTCTGGCGTGAAATACGACGTTTAAAGGATTCCATTCCTAAGGCCTTCATTAACATTTACGACGCCGCAAAAGCGGGTGATTGGAAGACCTATACCGTTCTTATGGGCGGTATGGGCGCGGGTCGAAATCAAACGCTAAAACCTCTCTATGAATCAAACGAGTTGAACCAATTTGGCGAGCCTAAGCAGAGCATTAAGGGCTTGGTCGCTGTCACTGCGGAATACGTTTCTACTCGTCTATATGAGTGGACTGTACAGCGTGTTGGGGCTGTGTCTGGCTCTGTCGCTTGGTCTTTGTCTAAAGGAGCGGCGAAGCCGTTCCCTAGTTCTCGTGTCAATAACTCCCCGCCGCCGAATTATTCGAGGCCATCGACCGGCGGCGGGGAGTATTTATGACGGTTTCAGTTTTGTTTGCCCGGTCAGATAGCTTTTATAAAACGATTAATGAATGTGATGTGTGGGACAAGGAAAGAGACGCCACGGTGTTTACTGGTAAAAGTCCTGTTATTGCTCACCCACCATGCAGGGCTTGGGGACAATTTCGAAAACTTGCCAACCCATTGCCTGGCGAGAAAGAACTCGCCCTATTTGCTGTTGATGCTGTGCGTAAAAATGGCGGCGTTTTGGAGCATCCAAAAAAATCAACACTGTGGCCGGCGGCGGGGCTTCCGCTTCCGGGCGAGCGGGACGAATTTGGCGGCTGGACGCTTCCTATTTTTCAATCGTGTTGGGGCCATAAGGCAGAAAAAGCAACTTTGCTTTATATCGTCGGTTGCGAACCGACGAATATTCCAGATTTGCCTTTGCTCCTGGGCGAAGCCGCTTTTATTTGCGGTTCTCCAGGGCGGCGGGGTGATGGAACGAGATTACATAAGGGGGATTTGGGTTGGCGTCCTGAAATCACCAAAGCAGAAAGGGAGCATACGCCGCCAGCGCTGGCGATGTGGCTTGTGGAGTTGGCCGCGAAATGCGCGACCGGCGGGAACGGTATTTATCAATAACGGAAGGCAAAAAATGGAACGAATCGAAAAAATAGAACGTGCACTAGATCAAATCGGAAAAGGCATTAAGGAGATGGAAACCCTCGGCGCTTTTTCTGTGTCTCGAAAAGTGGAATTAGCAGAAAAAGGAACGCGATTGGCGTACGCCGCTATGCGTGAAATAGTCGAAGTGATGAAGGAGATGAAAGCCAATGGCAAGTAAAGCGGAGGTGGTCGGGGAAATTGTTTGTGAGTGTGGGCGCTGTGCCTACGTTGAGCAAACCAGACGCAAGGGTGATTTTGTGCAAGTTCGCTGTAGTGCGTGTGGTGTTGATCAACGTACTGGCAAGACAGTACAAGAGCGCTGGAAAAGCATAATGAAGCCCGTTGGATACTATCACGATAGTAACGATGTCGCGGCTTTTGGCGCTGTCAGTGTCGAAAAAGCGGCTGATACTAAAATCGATACTATCGAGAATAGTATCGATACACCCAAAGAAGACGGAAAAAAAATTCCGCCCACGCCAGTAGTGGCGCGGGTTCATACTATAAAAAAACAGCCTAAAAAATCCAGCGGCGGCGCGTGGCTAGGGTTGGGGGTTTTCATAGTATGCGCGGGTGTATCGGTACTATCGTCTGAACTATTAAAAGTAAGTAAGGGGTAAATCATGCAAGACCAAGAAAATGAACTATTAGAGCAAGAGAATACTATCGATCAGGACGAAGGGTTAAGCCTTGACGATCTTTTAGAGGAAGCAGAGCAAGAAGCAACACATGAAGCCGAACCATCAAAAGAAGAAAGCGCGGCAAATCGTGAGCGTGCGGAACGCCTCGCGGCTCGCTTCAATAATATGCTTTGGTGGGGGTTGTCTCGCACGTATCCAGCGGCCGAAGTAGAAGCGGAAAAAATAGACGCTGGCGCCGCCGCGCTGGTGCCATTGGCTGAAAAATACGGCGATGCTATGCCGGAATGGATGGATGATTTCATGGAAAAGCCAGAAATCAAAGCGGGTCTGTACGTGGGTACGGCAATCATGGCGGCGCGTGCTTCACACATGGCCGCAATCACTAAAGTGCAAAAAGAAACCAGCGAAAAAGAAGAACAAAAACAAGGGGGCAAAGTTGGCGAAGAATCCTAATACCTCATTGCCGAATAGTCATAAATTTATCACCGCCATTACGGGCGGTGGTAAGACTCAAGCCATTAAGAATCTAGTGAAAGCGTCAAAGCGTGCTGTCTTTTGGGATCCTGATAATGACCACAATTGTAAGCACTTCGCAGACAAACAAGCGTTTATCAATGCTTTGAAATTGGTTATGTCTCGCGGTGGCCGTATCGGCTGGAATGGCGACGACGATGACACCACGTTTGAATGGTTCATGATGTGCGTGTGGGCGGCATTGGATGGAACTAAAATACTTGACGTGATTGTTGAAGAAGCCGCTGACGTTGGACTTAAACAATCAATGCCGAAATGGACGGGGAAAGTGTGGCGTCGCGCTCGCAAATATGGCGGCGTTTTGATCGTGGGGACACAGCGAGTTCAAGAAGTGCCTAAAGCGTTCATTACTCAAGCCGCTGAAACGTATATTGGCATTCAACGCGCTAATGATCAGCAATATATTAAGCGCCAAACAATGCTTGAACCAAAGCTTATGGGGGCGCTTGATCCGCTGAATTTCTACAAAGTAGTAAAGGACTCATTCGAAAAGGTCACTTTTAAATACATTGGATAGCCCTTTTTAGGGCTTTTTTTATCTGATTTCATACTATTCATACTATAAACACGTTTTCAGCTATTGACGCCCATAGTATCGCCTGCCCTATCTTTCGAACCTCTTAAACAGAAACCCTTGAGGGGAAAACATCAAATGAATCAAACAATCGACAAGGTAAAGCAATCAGTCGACTGGAAAACGGTTATCTCCGTTTCCGTCGGCTTGGTCGCTTTTGGCACCGCAGTTTATGCGATTAGCAAGACAGGTAAGACGGGTAAAAAACTCGCTTCTGTCGTAACTGGGGGTTAAGCCATGCGCGCCATTTTAGAAGAATTAAGCCCGTTTTCGGGTGAGTTGACTAAGGGCAAGCGTTTATCTTTGACGCTACCGCCTAACGTCGTTTATCGCTCTTTCTATATTCAGACCAACATACCAGCGGAACATATCGAATCTATCGAGCTTGCAAATGGTTCCGATTTGCCTATGGGCGCGTCTGCGTCTGAATTGATCATGATTGAAAACCACAACAAACGCGCTGTGATTGCGGGTTGGATTCCTTTCCATGTTGCTGACATCAAAGCCAAGACGTTACCGGGTCAAGACTCGTTAGAGCGTCCAAGCCATTCGAATGATTCCCATGAATTACGAGTCCGTCTTGCATCATCATTGCCAGCGGCAACGGGTGAGCAATATTACATTGTGGCTCATGCGGCTTTTACATCTAACGTGCAAGTTCGCCGTGATGCTCAAGGGTTGCCAGTCGTCGGCGTGTCCGGCACTGAATTGGTTCAACGTCTGCGAACTGTCGAACGTCGTTTCGAGCGCCACACCATTAACAACGTATCAAAAGGCGTTTTGGTGTTTGATAAGTTGCAACGTGGTCCACGTCTGCGCACTTTGTTCATCAAGGGCGACATTTCCAAGATTGAAGTTATTTGTCGTAAAGGCGGCAATATTATTCGTCATCTGGAAATCGAAAAAGAGCTAAACGACTTTATCCAAGTGGCTGAGTACGACCTTGCACCGCAAGACGGTTATTTCATTTTTAACCCTGTTGGTACGGGCTTTATGTCTGACGCAATGAACACAGCTTATGACTCGATCACCTTCAAACTACATCATGAAGCAGACAATCAAACGATTGATATTCTGGCCGATGTTGTTCTGGCGCTGGGGTAATTTATGAGCTGGCTTGATGATCTAACGGATAAAGTTTCTAACGGTGTTGGCGATTTAGTCGACGCTTATACGGAATCAGAAGTAGAGCGAATTAAGCCCGAACCGACGCAAGCCGCAAATGTGCCTATCCAGTCAGCAACCGCCAGCGCCGCGAAATACAGCGACGTTGCTGCGGTGGCGTTGGCTGAGAAGCAGGCCGCTGCCGTAAACGACGCTAAAACCGATTTTTTGACTAAATACGGTAAATGGCTCGGAATCGGCGGCGGCACCGTGGCGGTGTTAGGTGTTCTTGTTATCGCCATGAAGGGGAAATAGTTATGAATCCTATGGATATGAGCGGTGGCGGTGGGTATAGCGCAGATTTTGGCGCAACCGCAACCAATACGGGCGGTACAAACACCGTAGGCGGTACGGTCTTTGGTAATTACAGTGCCGCACCGTCGGCGGCGTCGAGCATGGTGCCGCTGTTGGTTGGTGGCGTTGTTTTGTTGGGCGTAATTTTCATGATGAAGGGTGGCAAATGATCAAAATCGTAAAAAGCCCTTGGCTTGAATCAACGCCCAAAGACCTGCGTGGTTCATGTAGTGATGATGTAGAAATCATAAAAGCCAGCGTCGAAAGTGGCGCGGCTGAGCTTCACCACATTTTCGGCGGCGGTGTGAACATTTGGGTGGTAACACGTGGCGAAGAAGCTGCTCACGGCCTCGAATTAGTCGTGTGCTGTGTCGGTGGTTCTGGAATGAAAAAGGCAGGCGAAGCGATTCAATCCGTCGCAATACAAAACGGGTTTAACAGCATTCGTTACCACTCAAAAAATGCCGCTGTGCAACGGCTCTATGAAAAGTATGGAATCGCTGGTGTTGAGCTTGAGCGAGTTTACCGCCTTGATTTAGGGGGTGCCGCATGAGTTCAAGCTCCAAGAGTTCGAATACGACCAATAACCAAACGACAAACTTCAGCTTGCAGGGCGTGCAAGGCCAAAACGTTGTGGCGGGTAACGGTAACACGGTTACCAGTACGGACTATGGCTCTGTCAATGCCGCGATTGGTTTGGCGGGTTCTGCAATTTCTAGTAACCAGATTGTGGCGCTTTCCTCTGTTGATCACGCTGGAGAGATGGCGGAAAAGGCCATGTATCAAACGGCAAACGCATGGCGTGGGGCTACGGATCTAGTTGCAAGTAAGACGGGGGAAGCGTGGAGCGGTGCATCAAAGATGATCAATGATGCCAGCTCTGCCAATGCTGACAGAGTGCAACAAATGGCAATAGCCGTTGCAACTGACGGGCAAAATCTCGTAGCAAAAAGCAATGAGAGAAACCTCTACATTGTTGGCGGGGTTAGTGTTGCGGCGGTGCTGTCGATGATTGTTATGGCGAGGGTCAAAAAGTGAGACATACGCAAATTTTACAAGCGGGTGGACGCTGGAACGTTACCGCCATCGGTGAATATATTCACTATGAAAAAGGCGCGGGCGAAATAGAAATAGAAGTTGACGGGGAATTACATCAACTATCTGTAAGAGACACCTTCATAAATCCGAAGGGTTATAAAGATTTTAAGGTGTTAAATCTGGATAACAGCGCGGGTGAATTTTCGTTTCTAACGGGGCGCGGACAATTAAAAGTCGCGGCGTCTGGGCAATTAACGGAAGTTAGCGGGATTGCGTCTACTGTCGATGTGAACCTTATGAACTCTGTAGCTGTGTCATCTTTGCCACCTGTGCAGGTATCACAAATGCCAGCGGTTCAAGTGTCACAACTTCCAGCGGTAGATGTGGCCACCTTGCCCGAGATTGTGCAAAAAGACGTTTTCAATGCTTTAACCACTTCGAACACTGTCGATCCTAATACAGCGCTTTTAATTCCTTCTAGATCGGGGCGAAAGCGGATATTTATTCAAGCATACACTGCGAGTTTAAATACGGCACAGTGCCGTTTGAGTGATGCGAATAAAACCGCTCCCACAGGGTTAATAATGGCGTGTGGCGGCGGTTTAATTTCTGAATTAGAACAGTTCCACAATTCATCTTTGAAATTTTGGAACACTTCCGATAGTGACCAAATAGAAGTCATCGTACAGGAGGAATTTTAAATGTCTGCATCATACATAGGCTCGTTTTTAATAGGTCAGCAATTAACAGCATTACAAGTTGCGCTTGATGCTGAAAAAGCAAAAACCGCGGCACTGCAAACATGGGCTAGTGATCGCGTAAAGTACGCATATCCGAACGGTGGAAGCGCAGGAGACGAAAGAACTATTGCCTTAGATTCTATTTATACAGTTCCGTCACCGTTTGGGGTGGGTGTAAATTTTAACGCAACATCCGAATCATTTAACGTCGCGCTTAATGAATGGGTGCCGTCAAAATTGACAGTTTATAGCTCTAGCGTTGGCGGTGGGTTCGCTTCGGCATCAACAGAAAGGTCAAGCTCTGGGGTAGTCGTAATTGCAACTGGTTCTCAAGGGTACGGGACTAGCCATTCGGACGGCGCACAATTCGATTACGGAAACGATTATGCAACAAGAAAATGGCGCATTAAATGTGTCAAAGAGGATTGATAAAAAATGAAAGTGTATTCAAAAATAAACGAAAAAACTCAACAAATTTTGTCTGACGGAATCACTAAAAAAGCGGCGGGGCTTGGCTCTGAATATATCCCCATGGAAACCGAGCGGCCAACGCCGGAACACGTAGCGGCGGCGGGTGGTATATGGGTGATTCCTGAGCCACAACCGGAAACAATTCAATCTAATGAATAAAGGGGGGTGGGCAGCGGTGGCCTTAATCGGTGGTGTTGCCCTGTACTTTATGACAAGAACAAAATGGACACCGCCAGCGGCGGCGCAACCGTACCTTGCTGACATCATGGCAGCAGAGTATCAAAACGGAATGCCTCGCTATTTGTTGGCGCGTTTGCTCTACCAAGAAAGCCGCTACCGCTGGGACATTATCAGTGGTGAAACAACCAGCGCGGCGGGGGCGGTGGGTATTGCTCAGATCGTCCCAAAATGGCACCCCGATGTTGATCCGTTAAACGTATCAGAAAGCATCTACTATGCCGCCAAGTACTTAACCAAACTTAAAAACCAGTTTGGTGACTGGGAAACGGCACTGGCCGCTTATAACTGGGGTATGGGCAACGTCAACAACGCAATGAAAAGCAACGGCTATAAATGGTTAGCCAGTGCGCCAACTGAAACGCAAAACTATGTTTCAGAGATTTGGGGGGACGTTGCCTAATGTCAGTCGTTAACGATAAACAGTTTTACATCATCCTTGGGCTTGGTGCTGTTGGCTTAACGGTAGGTGGATACCTCGCCTATAAAGCCGCCAAGGCTGTAGGTAATGCTGTCGATTATGTGAAAAATGACGCCGCCGACGATGCCATTGACGTGGCGGGTGATGTTGGGACGTTTATCGTTGGCGAGCCTACCGCCGACTTTCTGGGCGGTGTGGCACATCTGGCGGCGGACTTTTGGGAATGGACAGGCATAGCTAATACACCGGATAAATTCGACGTGTTCTATCGTCATAAACTTACAGCAATGAATGATGAAGAATACCAGCGATGGAAAACAGCCGTACAAAACGGCGACATCGAAAACCCATTTAAATAAAAAAGGAAATCACAGCATGAAGTACTTCAAAAGCAAAGCGGCGAAATGGTTAGTGGCAGCACTGGCAACAGCGGCGCTAGTATCAATCGGTGTACCGCCTCAAATCGCAGCAACGGCGGGTAATGTATTAGGCGAGCAAGTGCAAGAAATGGTTGAGTAAGGGATTGCATGGACAAACTAACAACAACGGCCTACGGGTCGTCATTTGTGGCACTGTTCGGCGGCATGACAACAAACGATTTCGCAATGGTTAGCGGTGTCGTGATCGGCGTAGCAACGTTTGCAATGAATGGATGGTTTAAGTGCCAGCATCTGAAAATAGCAAAAGCAGAAGCACAAAAAAAGGGCTGA